TATTAAAAATTTCATAAAAAATAAAAAAATATTTATCAAAGATAAATATTTTTTGCATAAAAAAGAATATGTATATTCTTTTTTATGCCTATTTTGACATATTCATTTTATAAAAATTATTAGGTGTATTTAAAAATAATATTTAATAAAATTATATAATTTTGGGAGTAATAATTATTTAATTAAAAATCAAGTATATTTAAATGAGCATAGAAAAAAATACTTGTATTTTTTTCTATGCGAAAATTATTTATCAAAGATAAATATTTTTTCATTTTTTATGAAATTTTTAATAATTTTTATAAAAATGGGTGTATTAATATGGAAATGAGTGTATAATAATATTATAATTATTAAATAATTTTTACATATATAGCAAGTATACCATAATTGTTTTCATCTTCAATGCTATAAAATTTATGGTAAATATTTACACCTTCATTTATACTTTTGATTCCAGGTAATGTTCTTTTTAATCCTTCTTGGGTTAAATATTCTTGAAAAGAACTATATTTTTTAATTTTTCTAATTTTAACAGTAACACTATTACTATTATTAATAAACTGAATTATATCATTTTTTCTTAATTCTGAAAATTTTCCTTTATTTAATCTTCCTTCTATAGTTTTTTTCTTATTAGATATATAAGAAAACCATGGTTCTGATACATTAATTTTTATCATGTATATATATATTTATATATTTTCTAAATATAAATAATGAGTAAACATTATGATTATATAATAATAGGCGGTGGTCCATGTGGTTTAACTATTGCATATATTTTATCTAAATATAATAAAAAAATAGCTTTAATTGATAAAAATGATTCATTAGGAGGATGTCATAGAGTACATCGCGTAGATGGTTTATTTTCAGAACATTCACCTAGAATTTATACGGATGGATTTAAAAATTTTATAAATATATTATCTGACATGAATATTAATTTTTATGATTTATTTGTAAAATATAAATTTTCATCTAATGATATTTTAAATTCACCTACTAATACATTAACTAAATATGAATATTTTATTTTATTTATGGCATTTATTACATTAAATGAAAAATATAAAGATATTACAGTAGATGAATTTATAACAAAATACAATTTTTCATCAAAATCACGTTATTTTATGGATAGTTATTGTAGATTAGTAGATGGTGTATCATCAATTGATTATCCATTATATAGCTTATTGGATATAGTAAATAGTAATATATTTAATAAAATATATGAACCAATATATCCAAATGATATAGGATTATTTAATTTATGGAAAAATAATATTGAAAATACAGTTGATATTTGTTTAAATACTGATATTATAGATATTAAAGATCAACATACTATAATCAGTAAAGATAAAATATATAAAAGTAATAATTTTATATTTGCAATTCCACCTTATAATTTATCAAAATTATTATTAAGAACAAAATATAAAAATTTATTTGGTGATATTCATTCATGGAGTTTAAAAACAAATTTTTTAAAATATGTATCATTAACATTTCATTGGAAACATAATATAAAACTCGAAAAAAAATGGGGCCTTACCACATCAGATTGGGGGATAATATATATAGTGATGAGCGATTATATGATGTTCAATGATAATAGATCCAAATTAGTAATTAGTATTACACTTACTAGAAATGAACCTTCACAATATACTGAAAACACACCTAATCAAACAAAAAATCGTAATGAATTAATGATGGAAACATTAAGACAATTAAAATTAATACATCCTGAATTAACAGTACCAGATTTTTTTATAATTTCTAATTATTATGATAAAAATGAATGGCAACCTTTTGATAGTGCATTTGCTACAACAAAATTAAAATATATGAAAAGTCAATCACATATATATAATAATTTTTATACATGTGGTCATCATATAGGTGAAAGCGATATTCATTATAATACTTTAGAATCAGCAGTAATAAATGGTATGTTATTATGTCATAAATTAATTCCTAATAGTATTATCAAATATCCTGTTATAAAATCTTATAAATTTTTAGACATAATTAAAAAAATATTATATTTAGTTATAATTATTATATTAATTTATTATGTTTATAAATTTTAAATATTTTATGCACTACTTATTGTTATTCTTTAATAAATTTGTAAATTAGTTTTAAATCTATTATACACCTATTTTCAGGAAAATTATCAAAAATTTCATAAAAAATAAAAAAATATTTATCTTCGATAAATATTTTTTATCCCTATATTATCATATTCATTTTATAAAAAATAGTTAGCATATTTAAAAATAAAATTTAATAAATTTATATAATTTTGAGAGTAATAATTATTTAATTAAAAATTAGGTATATTTAATGAGCACAGAAATAAATACTTGTATTTATATCTATGCAAAAATTATTTATCAAAGATGAATAATTTTTCATTTTTTTATGAAATTATTGATAATTTTTATAAAAATGGGTGTAAATTTATGTTAGGATAAATGAGAAATTAAAGATTTTTTATTTATCCTAAGTTTCATACGTAAGCATGAAACGTACCTGTATTTAAAATGAATAAAATCGATTTTATTAATGTTTCGCTGAGAAATAAATCGAAGATTTATTTCTCAGATTAATAACGAGATAAAAATCTTCGATTTTTATCTCATTGTTTTAATTGGATACAATCTATTTTTTATATTATTATAAAATTCATTATAATATTGTTTATTGATAATTTTAATTATAATTTCTTTAATCATTATTAATAAATCTAATAATAATATTTTTATAACAAATATATAATTATTTATTGCATTCGATTTAATAATAAAAAAAATAAATTGAATACACTAACAGGGTAATCACTTATATTTAATTCAATAAGATTAACAACCCTATTTTGAGGATTATTAGAATTCATTTTAATAATTTTTTAAGATCGTATTGTTGAGAAAAATCTCCAATTTTTTCCAATGATACATTTATAATTTTCATCATTATTAATGAAATTAATAATGATTTGAATAGTATATTTATTTCTTTGCATTTAAAATTTTTGACATCTTAATATATACAAATGATTGTTTCGATGAGAATAATCTTTGATTTTTTTTGTGTTTCCTTATATATTAATAATCAACAAGAAAATATACAAGGGTAATCGTAAACACCCCTTAAAATAAATATTAATAGTTAAATAATTATATCTAAAATGAATAAGGGTATTTTTTATGAAAATTATCAAAAATTTCATAAAAAATACTGGGTTATCGTATTCATTATATAAATATTAGTTAGTGTATATAAAAAATAAAAATTAATAATTGTATATAATTTTGCTAGTAATGATTATTTTATTAAAAAATATGTATATTTAATGAGCATAGAAAAAAATACACGTATTTTTTTTTATGCAAAAATTATTTATCTTTGATAAATAATTTTTCATTTTTTATGAAATATTTAATAATTTTCTTAAAAATAGGTGTATAATATTTCATAGTAATTTTTATAAAATTATATTTATTTATGTTAAAGCTGTAATAAATAACTAATTTTAAATAAAATTTATATTCACTCATTTTAATGAAAATTATAAAAAATTGAATATAAAATTATTAATTATATTAGTAATAAAACATTACCATAAATATTTCAGATCATTATTAATTAACAATGATTTTTGACGTATCTAAAATCTTATCTAATGCTTCCAAAAATGGAAAAATAATAACATTTAATTTTATGAGTGGATATTCAATTAAATTGATGTTTGAAAAAAAAACAACATTATTCGATGTTAAATATTATATGTGGAATCACGTACCAGGATCATTTTATAATTTTGATTTTAATTTTTTAGATGGAATAAATGTATTATCATATGATTTATGTTGGAAAAAATTACCAACATTAATTACTTGTATAATTATAAATAAATCTGATGTTTATTGTAAATGTACAAATCCAAGTCATCATCTTTTTGAAGTTGAATCAAAAAGAATATTTATATCATATCGTTTTGGAAATTTATGTCCATGTGAACGCTTTAATAGTGGTAAAGGAATAATTATACCGCAAGGTGTTTATCTTAATTCATACGATGATATTAAAAATTTGTCCTCAATTGTACCTAATAATTTAAAAAATATTATACATCGAAATGATTGGATTATATTTAAACAAAGAATTCAAAAATTTGCAAAAAAATATGAAAAATATCATTTAGATATTCATGAATATATAAAATTTACAAATGAAATAAATAAAAAAAGAATTTGTTTCAAAGATATTGATGGACGATCTGAATATTATTATCCAGAACTAACAAAAGAAGATGAAAAAAAAATATATTACTCGGAAGATTTTTATCTTTTTACAATAGATACAGATTTATTAATACGCAATCTTGAAAATGATTGAATTAATATATACCTATTTTTATGAAAATTATTAAAAATTTCATAAAATATACCATTAATTATAGCAATTTATAATAAAATAATTACACTCATTTTTATAAAAAATATCAAAAATTTCATAAATAATTAAAAATTATTTATGAAATTTTTGATAAATAATTTTTTCTATTTTAATTAAATATACCTATTTTTTTTACTAAAATAATTATTATTAGCAAAATTATACACTCATTATCATGAAAATTATCAAAAATTTCATAAATAATAATATTAATATTCTTTTTTATAAAATGTATTAGGTGTATGTAAAAATAAAATTTAATTAAATTATATAATTTTGGGAGTAATAATTATTTTATTAAAAATTAAGTATATTTAATGAGCATAGAAAAAATGGGTGTATAAATTTATTAAATATTATTTTTAAATACATGATTGTGATAAATATCCGATTTATCACAATTTTAAGATAGAAAAAATCAAAGATTTTCTGTCATTCTAAATAAATTTTATAAAATGAATATAGTAAAATAGGTATAAAAAAGAATATGAATATTTTTTATACCTATTTTATGAAATTTTTGATAATTTTTTATATAAATTTATTAAATTTTATTTTTAAATACACGGTTATGATAAATCTTCGATTTATCACAATCTCAAGACATAAAATCTTTAATTTTCTGTTGTTTTAAATAAATTTCATAAAATTAGTGTATTTTTACTTGAAAAATAATATTACAATAATTTTAAGAAAATTATTAAAAATTTTATAAAAATGAAAAATTATATAAAATATACAGGATTTACCACCTTTTTTTTGTATTCAATTTATTTTTTTATTAAATTGAATAATATAATAAATATTATTTACACCAATTTTTATGAAAATTATCAAAAAATTTATAAATGAAAAATATATAAATTTTATTAAATACATTATTGTGATAAATAGAAGATTTATCACAATCTCAAGATAAAAAATCAAAGATTTTATGTCATTCTAAATAACATTTATAAAATGAATACGGTAATATAAACATAAAAATATTTTGATAAATATTTTTTTTTATTTTTTATAAAATTTTTTCTAATTTTCCGGAAAATGAATGTAAATAATATTTATTTCATTATTTATAATAGTTGTTAGATGATTAATATTAATAATATATAAATATAAAATTGAAAGATAATCTCAATATGTATTATTATTACAGTGTTGTTCATTTGACTTATTCAATTTAATATTTATTAAATTGAATGTAATAATTATATGAATCGATAGTACGACAGAAAATCAAAGATTTTCTGTCTTAAGATTGTGATAAATCGAAGATTTATCACAATCATACGTTTCATGCTTACGCATGAAACTTAGGATAAATAAAAAATCGAAGATT